ATGGCAAATAAACTCTCTAAAACATTCATTGATAATCTCAAATACGACGGTAAAGATAAAATCTATCAAGACTCATCTTTAGCCGGCTTTGCCGTGTTTGTCCGCAAATCTGGAAAAACCTATATCGTCAATAAACGTGTGGCTGGCAAGTTGCACCGAGTTGTCATATCTGACATATCGCTTATCACACTGACTGAAGCCCGAGAAAAAGCCGTTACCATTATCAGCAATCTGGTCCAAGGCATTGACCCCAATAAAAAGCAAAGTGATTCCCCCGCTACAGTACCAACACTCAGAGAATGTTATGAGTACTTTAAAAGTAAAAAGACATTGACCGATGAAACGATTAAATCCTATGACCGCCAAATATTAACACTGCTTAAAGATTGGCTCGATTTACCAATTAACGATATCACCAAATCAATGATTAGTGACCGCCATGCCAGACTTACAAAAGACAGTCCAGCGCAAGCCAATGCATCGATGCGCGTACTTAGGTCGGTATGGAACTATTGCCGTCACTCTTTTCTCGATGATGAAGAAGAACCTATCATCAAAGAACAACCCATCAATATTCTTAATGTCAAAAAAGACTGGAACCCGATTAAACCTAAAAAACGCCACGTCGAAGAAGAATACTTGGGCAAGTTTTTAAAAGCTGTACTCGAGCATATAGATAGATGGTCACATAGACAGGCGCCATATTCTCACAATGCCCGTGATATTATGCTTGTGTTTATGATAACCGGCGTAAGACTCAATGAAGCGCAAACACTGGCATGGTCGGATATCGATTTAAAGACTGGCAAGATTTTATTCAAAGATACAAAAAATGGCAGTGATTATCCGCTGCCCATGGGTGATGTTTTATGGGCGTTAATGCGGCACCGGGCAAAGTTTGCCCAAGGTAGCGAATGGGTGTTCCCGTCGCAGATAAAACGGATTGATGATCATGTCAAAGACTTGGGTGGCAGCTACGAAGTGATTAGCGGCAAGGCTGGTTTATACATTACGCCACATGATTTGAGACGCACTTTCATTAGTGTGGCCAATCGATTGTCAATGAATTACCCAGTTTTGAAAAGATTGCTAAATCACCAGGACAGCAAGACCAGTGACGATGTGACGTTGCAGTATATCCAAATCTCACAGCGTGAAATTCGTGAAGCACTCAATGAGATAGAGAAAGTGTACTTTGCAGAAGCTGGATTGACACAAGAAGATGTTATTAGCAAATATTTTACTTAAGCCTTTAGTAGAGTCTGATATGAATCGTAGACAACAAAAAGTTTTAAAACAATTTTTACTAAGCATGACTTTTCTAGCATTCTTATACTTTGTTGTCCTTCCCTGGTACATGGGCAGAATACAAAAAGCTGGTAATGACTTTTTGCAACAAAGTGAGCAGAATTATCAACAAACCATGGCGAATGTAAAAGCCCAACAGCAGCGACAAGAACAAGAAAGATTAGATCAAGCAATGAAGCCTGTATATGTTGAAAAAATACATCAGGGTTATACGACAAAACGCGCTGAAATTCGCACCTGTGCAAATATACACTGCACCGTAGTTGGACATTTGGACAAAGAAACCATGGTCAAATGGAATGAAGTAGAAAACGGCTTCATCAACTATGATTCCGCCTATTACATTAAGATTGCTGATGTTAAGCAACTGTTTTGATATTGAGGTTCAATATGCAACTTGACAACTTAGACTATCGCATCATCACCGAAGCCCTGTACCACCTTGCCACCAATCCTGATTTAGAAATCGGTGACAAAGCGGTGGCAGAGCTCACAGACGACGAACTTGAAAACCGGCTACTCTGTCTGAGAGAAAAAATCGCACGGCTTGAAAGTAAAAGCCGTGGTGATGATTATTATCTTTAAGACAAAAACAACTTACGTTCATCAGTGCGGCGTTTGGTAAGTCCTGCCAATACCTTGCCACCTGCACGGTTCCAGCGCAGAAATTGGTCAGCCGCACCCTTGTAATCTTTGGCATTTACTTTCTTGAGTAACGTGCTATTGCGTAGATTCTCTTGCCCCAAGTTATAGCAAAACGACACGAGCGCATCAAACTGATTTTGATTGATAGGCACTTGCACATAGCGATTGACTGCATCCTCGTACTTGGCAAGCATTTTATCGAGTAGCTTATCTGCAACCGCTTCGCTAATTGGTGCATCTCTTAGCGTCACTTTGCGCCCATCAGTGTAGTATGTCGCACCATAGCCAATAGTAGGCACACCTGCTGGGCATAGATAGGGCTTGGCTCTAAAGCCTTCGTATTGCTTGATAATCGCTTTACCTTTGTTACTTGTTTTCATTGCCGTTCTCCATAAAAAAACCGCCTTATTTGGCGGTGTGGTTTTTGTTTGGTTTGTCTTGATTGAGTTGGTCTTGCAGCAACTGCTTAAGTCGATTTTTTTCATCTGACAATGCTTGATTATTAAATTTCATGCGTCTAAATATCTTTGAGTAGTTTCTAATAAGAAGCACTACAAGCCCCAGGATAACTACCATTAGACACCTAGCTACTATTGTTTGTCTTGATGGTCTAAATACCTCACTACCCCAATCAGCCCAAATCAGCATAGTCCATAGGAGAATCGTTAAGTGCATGATGCTCGATGATACATAGTCTCTTGTGATGTATTTTTTGCTAAATAAGGCAATTAACGTCAAAAATATCGCAACCATTGGCGTCAGTCGGTTGAGACTTAGCATATAGTCAATGTTGGTTAAATCAATCATGACTCACCCCCTTTGTCGTCCATGCCAAAAAATACTTTTAAGGCTCTAAGGAAGCGATTTTTCACAATACCCCCTGCTTCACCTGCCGCATTTACCATGCCATTTTTGAGCATATCGCTATGTAGTATCACAGATAAGTTGTTAAGCAGGACAACGCCACTGAAGGCAAATGCTAGTGACGTGATAAACATTAATTCAAATGTTGGCGGCTTAGTGGTAAGGTTTGGTAGTATCACAAATGCGCCAACGATACCCAGTAAAAAACCCATGAAAAAGTTTTTAGCCTTGCCAGCCTTCGAGTGCTGCATGGTATCAGTAAACAATGAGCCAACCGCCCCAACTAAGGCTAAAATAAAAACCATCAAGTACCCAAACCATAATGGCAGATACAAGTGTAAAAAAGGTTGAGCAATGTTTAATTGCTCGGTGATAGCGACAGCAGATGCCGCAGACAGCACGATATTTCCAGTGCTGCCAACAACTCCAACAATCGCTGTCTTGACTACAGCTACATTGTGCGGCATTTACGCCTCCTTAAGTAAAAAAACCTAGCTTAATTGCTAGGTTTGTTGTTCCACTGATTGTTATACCAATACCATGCCTTGTCGTAATTAGGCGGCTGAGTTAATGTAAAGTCTTTGTCATCCGTCAAGTCAAGCATGATACTGTTAATGCTGCCAGTGCATTGATATAAAAACTTACCATCAATAATTTGATATATAAACAATATACTCATCGTTTCACACCTTGTAAGAATATAGAAAAACCTTTCATAACCATATCAGCAGTTTTCCAAACCTGCCCATTGCTCCTTCGCATTATTACACCTTCTACTGAGTAGCGTGTATCTGCATTAGGTGGTACATCAAGAAACGGTGGTAGCGTAGTATTTACACCACCAATAGCTAAAGTATTATTGTAGTTATACACATCGCCTCTTGGGATTGCCTCAACTAAATATGAGCTACCAAACTCATACGTCTTAATTGTGTTGCCATTCCTCTTTAGAGTTAATAATAGATATAACTCTAAATAGTTATCTGCGCTATCTGATATGTAAGAATAACTGAAGTTAAATGACTCCATGCTTATAGTGACAATAACAGGCGACCCTTGAGTGTTGATACTAGATGCACCTAATTCTACTAAACCATTTTTACCAAACATGATAGCATTAGGGTTATATAGCATTTTTGGCACAACTACCGCTTCACCTGCAATTTGTAGCGTATCAACTTGTGCTGTGCCAATATTTGCGGTTGTAATTTGAGCATCACCAACAAGCAAGTTTCTAACACCCAACCCATCAACATAAGTGGTGATATTGCTAGTAGTTAGTTTATCAACCTTTGCAAGACTACCCAAACCAGTAACCTCACTTGTAGTTACCGTGTCTTTAGTAGCAAGACCACCCAAACCAGTGATATTGGCAACATCTAATGCCGTTCCCGACCCAAATAGTACGTTGCCATTGGCATCTCTGATAGACAAACCTCTAGTGTCAATCTTATCAGCCGTAATTGAGCCTGTAGCAATTAAATCACCTTTGATATACGTCCCAACTGGCACAGTCGTACCATTGATAACCTGTGGTGAGGTCAACACCATAAATGGGCTGACCCCGTTACCTGTGCCTTCAGGCGGTGCAATGTAAAACTTATCAGCACGGATGGCAAAGTCAAAATTATTTGTATCATCCAATGCTAAGCCAAACCCAGCAACACGATTATTACCGTCTAGTCTGATAGTGTACTGATTTTTGATTTTGCTCTCAGTCAACACCAAACTATCAAGGCGTTTTTTCTCGTCAAGTAATTGCTGTTTTTGTGCAGGGATAGCATCGAGCGCAGTTTGCGCCTCAACCCTTGCCGCTTGCAATTTAGCAATACTTTCGTCAGTTAATGCAGCATTATCTGGTGTGCGTTTGTCATTTAGACTAGCAATCTGTTTGGTTAACGTAGTAATGCTATCTTGTAGTTTTGTCGCTTGCACAGTTAATGCGTCAATACTGTTGTCATTACGCGCCTTTTCAGTTTCGAGTTTCAGCTTTGTTACATCACCAACCCCTTGTATCACTTCAACCGATTGCTTTTGACCATTCACCACGCCCTGCACTGTCGTGATTTTAGCGGCAAGCGCATCAACACCGTTTGAGTAAGTAAGTTCCTGCTCTTGTATCGCAGCTTTAATGCCGTTGATTTCGCTAACAGCATTGTCGATACGGATGCCAGTAGCAACATCGCCTTCAATACGTGCTGATTGCTCAGTCCATACGCCAGCTTGTTTATCGTTACCCGCTAATGACTCATTACTGCCCGCCATCTCTGGATTGACTTGAGCAAATACACCGTCAATCTTTTGAGACATTGCTGTGATATTTTGGTTTTGCTCGCCAACTAGGTTGGTGATATCCTCAACCGCTTTAGCACTGGCTTTAAGCGGCATCTCTTTATCATAGTAATCCGTTTTAAATTGACGAATACCGCTATTAATCGCATCATTTGTCGCTGCTTTTGTATAAACCGTATTTACAAATTCAGCAACATTACCATCTGACAGCGCAGTAATTAAGTCAACTTTACTTGCTACACTCGATAAATTATCGGCTAGAGTGTAATATTGACTGGTAATCTTGGCTTGATTGCTACCAAATTCACTGTTAAGATTATCAATCTTTAGTGACAAGCTACTATCAGCATCAATTCTTGCCGATTGCTCAGTCCACACCCCTGCAAATTTGTCACTACCCGCTAAATCGTTAGTGCTACCTGCCATCTCTGGATTGACTTGAGCAAACACGCCATCTAATTTAGTAACCAGTGTGCCGTTATCACCGATTTTAGTTGCAACCTCATCGACCACGCCACCGACATAATTGCCGTTGCTGTCTTTGTAGGTCTTAAGATAGGTGGTTAGCCCATCAGTGCTTTTGGTGATTCGTTCATTAACACCGTTTGGCGCATTGAGTAGGGTGTCCACATAATGCGTGTAGTCCTGTTGTACGGCTGCTTTTGATGCATTGATAGCGTTCTCACGGTTTTGTATCTCTTGCGATAACCCATCTTCAAGCGTACCGATTTTATCAATCTTTGCACCCAAATCTTTATAAAGCTGTGATTCGGTGATTTGACCGTTCAGCAAGTCTAATACTTTACTGGCATCGGCACTGGTTACGCCTTTAACCCAAGCCGTCCACGGTGATACATTGCCCAATTTATCAACGATACGACCACGATAATATTGCGTTAAATTGCCTTGTAAACCGTTAATTGTTGCGGTATTAGTTGGGTAGGCATAAGTACCTAACAGTGCGACATTGGTATCGGGCGCACTTGCTACTTGTATCTCAGTGTAGTTAGTGTCGCTTGAGCCTTGAGCAAACAGCCAATCCAACTGCATACCAAATAAAATACCTGTGGCTTTAAGGCTTGCAAGGCTGGGCGGCGTGCCTAATTTACCGACAACTGCCGTAAGCATAGATGTGGCAAAGTTTGATACCAAATCAAACGCGGACACAGACGCAACGCGCGCTAGATAGTTACCGCTATAGACGCCATCAATCTCAATTGAGTTGTTACCTGTGCGTGGTACTTTTGTCCAGTTGCCATCATCTTTGCGCCATTCAACATCATACGCTACTGCGCCGCTAACTTGTTCCCACGATACAATCATGGTGGCAATGTTTTGCCCTTGCTCAACACGATTGCGCTGAGTAATTGCAATGTTTTTAGGCGCATCGATGACGTTGGGTTTAATGATGCTGATAGATGTTGGCTCAACAATCGCACCATAATCAATGGCATCATACTTTTGCGGCTCATGCTGCAGCGCGGTGATACTAAACGTCACATCATCTTGCTTAATCGACAAGACGCGAAATTGCATCGTTTTTAAGTCACTGCTATCGACTGCCCATACGTTTTGTGAACTGATATCAGTAAACGCCATAGATACAGTTATATCACGACCATTGACAGATGACACAATACGGCGCTGCGCTTTACCGTTATTACCATTGATGATAAGCGTATCGCCTGCGCTCACAACAGTATCACGGTCAAGCGTGACAGTTAAAAAATCACTCGACACGGCAGATACGCGACCGCCATTGGCACGACCTGCTAGCACCTCATCAGATACGTTGATAATACTGCCCACAGTGGGGATAAAACCATCCAAGCCAGTTTTAAAGGTAACCGTGCGTGTCTCTAATTGCTCAGACTTTAACGCCCACAATCCTGCACGTTGCGCTTGCCCTTGACTGGTGCAGCCGACAATCGACAAATCAAGCACTTTAACGCCATATTTGGCAATCGCGGCTTCATCGCGTACAAATTCATATTCGGTTTTAAATTTTTGCTCGGGGTTATCCCATGCCACTTTTGCAATGGTATGACGATCACGCGCACGAGTACCTGTATAGCTAAACTCGCCGCCAACCACATTAGCACGGCTAAACGTATAAACAGGGTCTTTGGGTAAATCAGCATCCAATACGATCTGCTCGCCTTGCCAATAACTCATGGCTCTAAAAATTGATGCCAGGCTTTGCAGCACGCTAAACGCATCTTGCTGGGCTTGCAAATACACATTGACGCTAAAACGTGGCTCATTACCGCCTTTACCATCACTCACTTGTTGGTCGCAATATTGTGCAAGGGCATACAATGACCATTTATCAATCATCGCACTGGTGAGTCTATCACCCAAGCCATAGCGCCACTGTGTACAGATATCGTAATACACCCAAGCCGGATTGTTTGAGTAGGCTTGTTTAAACGTACCATCCCAAATGCCGTTATACGTGCGCGTTACCGGGTCATAGTTGCTAGGTACGGATATAATTTTACCGCGACAACGCACCGCCAGTTTAGCAACATTACTAAAGGTAGCAGCATTGTACTGTAGGCCAAGCATAGCGGTGTTTGGGTAGCGCAATTTAGCGTCAATAATCTCTGTAATAGCATCGACATACATTTTGTCCGAGATTAAATCGCTTGTCGCATTTGGTGTTAGGCGGCGCACACGGATATTCCATGTGTTGCCGCGGGGCAAGTCAATACGGTGGCTACGTTCATATTTTGCCGATGTTTTATCGCTGACTTGGGTATTTAAAACGGTTTGATACGCACCACCATCCGTTGACAAGTCAATCGCGTATTCAATCGTTATACCGTTTACATCGCCATTGGTTTCTTGCTTACGCAGCGCACCCCAAGACAGGCGCAAACGCACAGCAGACAACTGCCCATTGGTGACAGTTTTGACGTATGGCGTGCCACCTTTTAACTCGACATTGATATTGGTTTCATTCTCAACCGATGGAAAACCTTTAATATAGTCTTGGTCATTCGTACCACTGCGAAAATCCCACGTTACCGCTAGATTGCCATTATCGTCTTTAAAGTTAGGATTGCCGCTATCGTCAAGTAATGGCGTATCGTCAAGATAGATAGATTTTGCGCCATTGGCTAAGCCGCTGATTTCACCTTCAGACAAGCCGTACAGGATTTTTAAATAGCTGATTGACGCTGCGCTGTCTTTAGCAATATTAGGTTGTCGTTGCTGTTGTTGTCCTGCTTTTGCGCCTTTAATCATCTTTTTTATCCTTACATTGCATCTTCTGCGTAAATACCGCCTGAGGCGTAAAAACCGCCAATCTCGCGCTCACCATAGAGTATTGGCACTGGGTTGCCTTGTGATACGGTAGTGACCGCACTACCAAACCCTTTATTTGCTTTATTGCCGTCAGGGTCTTGATTGCTCATATCAACCGTTGGCATGAATAACCCTGCCACACCACCTACAAACATCCCAATCCCTGCGCCGATGAGTGCTGCACCTGTTGCTGTCGTTGCGCCAAACGTAAACGCGCCCACACCAACCAATACCGCACCTGCTACCACTTGCAGCCAGTTAAAAGCATTGCCACCACTACCCACAATGCGCGGCACAATATGGATAACATCGGTGTCGGTGATATTATCAATGTCATTTGCGCTGATATTTTTACGCCCTAAAAACACCGCAAACTTTAAACCAAGCTTGTCACTCTCTAGCATAAAGCGTTTAAATTCTGCGTTTTGACAGGCAATCGCATGGGTGGCTTCACGCGCGGTTTGCACGTCAAGCTTAAAGAACTGTCCGAATCTCTTAGCCAAGATTCCGTGAAGCTTAATAGTTTTCACAAATAATCCTTATATCGTAAATACACGACAGCACGTTTAGCCCACATTTCGCCCCAAACTTCACGCACCGATAGGCGACCGTAAGGGTGATGCAAGATGATATTGTCACCCACTACACTAGGCGTTTGCTCGCTGGTAAGCTGCCCGTCACCTAGATAGATGACTGCATGGTTAACGTGCTCAGTACGCCCAACACGGCATAAAATCGCATCATGTTTTTGTAGGGGTGTGATAGTAGGGTCAATCTCAATAAAGCCCTCATTTTTAAAATTATCAAGATACAGGCTAGGATTGTCTTTTAACTCCCACCATAAATCATCACGTACATAATCACTAAGTCCAATACCGCATTCGCGATGATAATAATCGCGGCACAAACTATAGCAATCTTGTAGTCCATGATAATACTCTCGTCCTAGCAATGGGGCTGTGTAGTCAGTAGGTTGATGGATAGCAAAATCGCCTTGTGGGTAACCGACAATCACCCACGGTAAGCCGTGTAATGCCATTTGCGCCTTATCGACTTCGCTAGCCGTGCTTGAGCCATCGGGGTGGCTATGCACAATAGCGGTAATCTCGCCTTGCTCACTGGCTGCTACATAGTCCTGTGGGTTGATAGCAAACTGGCTATCAAGGGTAGATTGATTGGTGCAGGGGATATAGTTACCGCCGACAATCAAGCCGCAACACTCTCGCGGATATTCGGACTCTGCGTGGTTTAATATCGCTGTCTTGAGTTTTTTAGTAAGTTTCATTTTTCGCCCATAAAAAAACCACCAATGACGGTGGTTTATGAGTTGATTTGTTTGCTAACGCGATAAATATAAATCAAAAGCTTGATGTATTGCATCGTAAACTTTACCGATATTTCTACAAGCTAAATGCTCTTCCAATGTTAGACTGCCTATGACGATTTGCGGTTTTTCGTACTGCAAACCCAGTACCTTAGCGTTGTAATCACAGATTTCGGTTATATTAGCTAAATGCTCACTAAGTTGTACATCGTTTTTGCTAAAGTCAGTTTGTATTAACTTGATGTTGTCAGTATTGCTTGTTTTAGCGATTGTTAAAAAAATATCATTAATCGCCTTGTCAGCAGATGGTAGGGTGCTATTTAAATCAAAATTTTTAAATTCAGCTTTCATCATTACCTCCTTTTAATTGTTTTGATTATTATACCACTTAACTCAAACTACTGCTTGGGAAGCCGCCAAACGGCAATGGATTGTTTTCACCAAATCTGATTTTACAGGATTGGATTGTGCCGCCACATTTATCCATTTCGGGATTGTCTGTAAGTTCATTTTTTTCGGTGAACATTGCCGCACCCATATAGCCACATTCTTCGCCACGATAGCGCCCAGTGACGCACCAGTGACAATAGTTAGTAATCTCTCGGCAGGGGATTTTTGCGCCTTCAAAATCGACAGGGTTAGACAATTCAAACGATACTTGACTGTGATTTTCGGATGTTTTTTGCTCAACAAACCAAATCTGCTGTTTATACTCGTTTGCCGCCGATGGATTGCCATTGACAAAATTAGCCGCATCAAGATACTTGGCTAGGGTGGTGATAACCGTCAGTTTTGCCCCTGCAAAATCATTAAAATGCAGACACAGCGCAGACACAGCGCCATTGATACCGTTAATCGTATTTGATAATACTAGATTTGGTGTACTGGCTTTGCCATCGCCACGCAGCTCAAGTCCGTCAGACTGTATCGCAATCGGCGAGTACACTTGCCCCTGCCAAATAATATCGCGCTTAATCTCTTTATCCGTGCTGCTGATATCGTAGTCATGCCCTGCTAATTGATTGTTGTCAATCAAACTGCTATCGCCTGCATAGTCTAAGATACGCGCCCAATCTTCCCAAGTGATATGTCCGTGCCAATAAAAAACGCCACCGCCTAAGCGCGTGGCATCTAATTGATACAGTGTGACAATACCTGCGACACTGAGCTTTTGAAAATCTGAATTAAGCATCTAGGATAGCCGTTTCATAGTTATTAAAAGGTTTGATGTCTGTCTGTGGTAAAGCTTGCAAACGTAAGTCAATCCAACGAGTAGATGGGATGTCACGGGGTTTTGCGGTGTTCGCAATAATATCGCCTGTTTCAGGGTCAAATGTCTTAGCGTATGTTTTGACGCTGATATCATTATTGTCTAGCTGCTCATAGACAACTGCGACAAGTACATTACCGTTTGCGTCTTTTGGCATCTCGATATACCAGCCCTCTTGAGCAAAACCTGTCGAGCCTTTTACAAGATAGTCGCCAACGCCTAGTTTTTCAAACGTGATTGGTTGCTCGCTGGCTTCATCATTTAACTCAATTTTGTCAGCATACAGACTAATGATAGGCGAAGCATTTTTAATAAAACCGTTTGGGTCGACCGAAGTGTTTTTTGTTGTTCTAAATCCGTAGCTATTAATAACTCTTTGGTCTGATGGTTTCCTGCTATCGTCTAACGTAATGTAAACAGGGTCTTGACCAAAGGCGGTAAACCCGATAAAGTTTTTCTTTTCGCCGTAGGCAATGCTTATACCAGCTGGATAACCAAACTCCTCACTAAAAATAATCATTTGATTCGCTGCTAACTCATCGTTAGTTGCGTTTTTATACGGATTGGGATTGCTAAAAAAAAACCCTTTGCCGAAACCAAACGCCCCCACTTCCATGACGTTGCCCGCTGCCGTGCCTACTAAACGGCTGGCTGCATTGGCACTATCAGCAAAGTTATCATCAATTTTTTTAAATGCACTACGATTAGTATCACCGCCTGTACCGCTCGGTGCTGTGCCTAAGTTAATTCTTTGTATTGCCATGATTACTCCTAAATAAAGGCTTGCTCAAGATTAAAAGAGATTTTCCAAACATCGCCACCGATTTTCTGACGGCTGACTTCACCGACAAGACGCACAGTAAAACCCTGCTCGGTTTTAATCGGCTGAAAATAAAAAGGCTCAACCGCTTGAGTTGAGCCTAGAAAGTTGTAAATATCGTCTATGGTGGATTTATAGCTTTGTTTTGAGCATTGCCATGTTTTGCGCTTGTTGTTAATCCCAAAACTAGACACTTGCTCGTAACCATCGCCAAATTGCACTTTATTGACGCTGTAAGCTGTGTTCTCGCTACTGCTTGCGTCAATATCCCATGTAAATGTTTTCATCGTCTAGTACCTGCCAATAGCCCACCCTGTCTTTGATGTTTAATAATTCGACTATCGATTAATGCAACGATAGAATCGCCTAATTCTTTACCCATCTGAGCGTTGCTTTGCACATCGCTTGAGCCGTCTGCATTGACTACGACATTGACGGATACGTTGTTGTTGCCGATACTTGCGCCCTTGTTCATGGCGTTAAGATTATCAACGCCGATACGCTTAGTGGCTGCCGCATTTAACACATACTCTTTGCCATGCACCACGCCAGCGATATCATTCACACCCATGTTGCCAGTGTAACCGCCTGTGCTAAAGCCTTTGCCCATAGCCCCTGCAATACCTTGACCCAAGATAATGCCAGCAGAAGCATAACCACTTGCCCTTACTAGGGTTGCCATAGGAATACCAAATAATGCACCGCCTTGAGCCAATGCCTTTGTTGCTGCTTCTTCCGTGTTAACAATCGCTTGTGCGGCTGCAATGGTTTTTTGCACAAAGAAAAACGCCCTTGCTGCGGCTGATTGCTTGCCGTAAGCATTGGTGATGATATCGGTCATCTGACCCCATACGCCGCCAACCATATCTAACCCTTGACTCCAAATAGATAGGCGTTCGCTCATAACATTGCGTTCGGCTTCTAAGATAGACTCATTAGACTGGCGTACCGCTTCCTCATACGCTCGCTGAAAATCAATCATAGTTTGACTATGTAACTCACCCCTTGCCTCTAAATCAGCGTAATTTTTGTCATAGATGCGTAGGATTTCAGCCGCGTTATACATCGCTTCTTGGTACTGACCTTCTGCACCTTTGCCAAAATATAGCGGTCTATCAAGGTTTTCAGGCTGATTTTTGAATAAGCCTAAAACATCTTTGCGGTTTTGGTAGTCAGCAGCCGCATTTTGTGCGTTCTGCATCTCAGGCGTAGCATTGCTCTTGGCAATCAAATCTTTTTTGATTTTCAAGGTCTGCTCAAGGTAGGCGATATCTGCCATATTAAACTTTTGCAGGTCTAATAGCTGCTGTTGGTAATTTAGCCTATCAATATCAAGTGCAAGTTGTTTTTGCTCTTTATACGATGCTATATACTCATCTTTAAGCTCGTCATTGCCATTCATAGCCGCTTGGATTTTTTCATCCCACTCATCAGCAATTAACTCGCTAGATGTTTTGCGAAATGCCCAAATTTTTCCAAGTTCGTATTTGTTAGCGATATCATTCAGACGGATTTTTTCTTTCGTGCCAACATCTAACGCTTCAAGTTCAGCTTTGCGCTGCTCTCTTGACTTGCTTTCATCAGCTTGAATAGTCAGCCTTTGTAAGGTAGCTTCATCAAGGATTTGGCTTTTCTTGGTTTTATGCACCCCCATTAATTCATCAAGTTTTTGACGATTGGTTTCACTAGACAAAAGACGGTCAAACTCTGCTTCTTCGGTTAAGCGTTTTTTCTCATCTTCAAGTGCTTGACCGCTAAAACCTTTGCTAGGTAAATCAGCAATAGCTTTATTAAGCTGCGCATTAATCTTAGCCTCGCCTGTGGCGATACTTGCAATGTATTCTTCACGCGCTTTATCTAAGGCGGCTTGATTTTTGGCTAGGTCAGTCTCAACCTTGCCAACATCTTGCAAATTAATGCCGTTAGGGAAATAGTTTTTGATATGCGGCTGAAAAGCCCTAGCTGTTACTGCTTCACCTTTGGCAACATAACCATCGCGGTTAGCATCCCAAACACGGTTAAGGTAGTAAGCATCGACACGCTTGCCTTGCTTGTTGTATTTTGGATTTCCATCACGATAGCCATAGCCTGCAACCGCATCATAAATATCACCTAATCCACTGCCTTGACCGATGCCGCGACCTTTTAGGTACTGAACAACATATTTCATTTGTTCATTTGCACCCAAAGCGGCAAATTGATTTCTTGAATAGCCGTAAGCAGTATATTTGTCCGCCATAAACTGAATTAACCCAGTAGCTGATGAGTTTGGATTTTTTGCAGCAGGACTAAATGTACCCCTTGTCTCGAAAGAAATCACGGCTGCTAAGTCATTAGGTCTGATTTTTAAGTCAGCAGCAGCCCATTGAATAGCGTCCGCAATCTCCCCTTTTAACAAATCATGCGCTTTTTTCTTTTTGTCATTGATATCACTACTACTAGGCGGCTTTGCGTTAGGGTCAATCGGGGCGTACATACTTTGTGGAATACCACCTGTAGCAATTTCTTTTTGTCTTACCTGTCCCGATAGCGGCATAATAAAATTATCTTGCCACCATTTTTGACCTGCGCTATTAACATCAGCATAGGATTGGTCAGCAGAGAGATTATTAAACGTATCGTATCGTTTGTGCTGTACGTTATTTCCTAATTTCTTTTGAATCCATTCCTCAGCAGTCATCAACGCATTACCCATGCGCTTTAATGTATCTTCAATGCCGTTAAAAATGAATTTAAAGAAACCGCCTAAAGTAGATACAGCGGCAATGACAGCCGTACCAACAAACTCAACGAACCCTAAAAAGCCTTTTTGTGTTCTGCTATAGAAGCCAAAATACGACTGCTCGTTTTTCATATTGTCAGTGCTAATCGTTTTGACAAGGTTGTTACTTGCAAACGTAGCATTGGCAATGAATTTATCATGGTCAGTTGTGGCATTGGTGAACATATCTTTATAGGACTTGCCTATATCGTCATTGTTTTGAGCCACTACGCCTTGTAGTGAGTTGAGACCGTCACCGATAAGATTAAAAATGCCAGTCCAACCATCGGTTATCATGTGGATTAAATCGCCCATGATAACGCTAGTGGTGTTAATCACGTCATCCAAACCATAGAACGCGCTTGACACCGCCAAAATGATGGTCGCCATGCGTACAAATGGGTTAGCATTAGCCACAAAGTTGAATAAAGCCATTGATTTTGTGGCAATATCAATTTTGCTTGCAAAACCAATAAATGCCAAGCCGCCTGCAATGGTCATGCCTTTAATAATCGTATCAAAGTTTTTGCCAATGCCGTATATCATCGAGGCAATAGTTTGACTTGCGCCACCTGTACCATTCATGATTTTATCAATGAATAACTTATACTCATTATTAGCAACGGTGAATGCTTGGCTCATTGTCATTGGCATTTGAGATGCTAATTTCTCTAACTCTGGTCGCGCCTTCTCAACGGCTTTTACCATCACTTCTCCAGTGATTTTGCCTTCTGCGCCTAGTTTTTTTAACTGACCTGTAGTCACCCCCATTTCAGCAGAAATATATTTAAGCAAAGATGGCACGGCTAAGGCGATAATGCGAAACTCTTGCCCTTGTAGTTTTCCTGCGCCCATTGCTTGCGACCATTGGTACAATGCAGAGTTTTGTTCAGTGATTGTTCGACCACTGGTGCGCATAGCAAGGCTCATATTGTCGGTAAATCTAAGCACATCTTTTTGAGATGCACCCATGCTTGCCATAGCTAAGGCATTACGATGGTAGATGTCAGTTGTTGTTTTAATATCAGTGTAGTTTGTATTAGCAATTCTATGAACCTCTTTTTCAACCGCTAGGCGTTCCTCTGTGGACTTCGTGACAATGCGAACTTGGTTGTCAAGCGTTTGCATAGCATCAGCGGTTTTTAGCACACTTAATGCCGCCATGCCAAACAACCCGCCAGTCATCAAGGTTTGCAGACGCATTAATGTCGCCTCTAATCCTTGAGCATTGCGCTGAAACAAACTTGTTGATGCAGCCGCACGATTAGCACTACTCGCTGCTGCATTGTTTAATGGCGGTAAGTTACGCAAATTGGCATTTAAACCGTTTAAAGTTGTACCAAGCCCTGCAAGGCGCGTCTGCAAGTTATTTAGCACGTTACCAAGATTACCGATTGACGCATTGACAGACGCATTGGCAGTAGCAAGCCCTGTTAAGTTAGTGCGTGTAGCGGTAAGTGTTGTATTGAGGCGCAAGGCTGCCGCATCAGCTTTATTCGCGGCTGTGGTAAAGCTATTAAGTGTGCCATTGACCGCTTTAAACTCAGCGTTTAATGCTGCTACATTAGGGTTAAGCTGCTTAATGGCATTGTTTAGGTTATTAACACCATTGCTGCCATTTGCCCCATTCATGCTATTTAGCACGGTAGCAATCGACTGTCCGCTTTGGTTAAAACGCGCCATTGCTGCTTGTGCGGTATTTAAGCTATTACCAACGCCACGCATTGCCGCTTGAAACGTAGTAGCGGCTGTCGCTGCGCCTGTTAGTGTGCTTTTGGCATAGACAAGCGCGTCCCCCATCTCTTTTGTGGTGGTTTTCACCATGTTTGCAGACGCGGCTAATGCATTAAAATCAGACTTTGTGACGTTGATTGATGCGGTCAATGCAGCAAATGGGTTATTGCTGCCCAAGTTACGCATCATGTTAGCAATGGAATTACCTTGATTTTCTAACCGCTCTAACGCTTGATTAAGGTTTTTAATGTTCAATTCAGCGTTTCGGGTATCAATAACAATGCTTAAGCCGCTTGCCATATCACTTTCCTTTAGATAATAAAAAACCCCAATCTTTCGACTGAGGTTTTGTAGCTTGTTTATGATTAAGAGAAGTAAACTTGATGAAAACTATATTTTTCTAATTGGCTCTTTCTAAAACTGCCATTTACCCACTTCCCATTATGAGAAAGCCTCAACATTTTATCGTTGTTACCAACGCGGTAAAGCGCGCCATGTGAGTAATAAATAGGAAAATCAGCGTTCTTAATTACATCTACTTGATTCGCATAAATTTGCACTGTGCGACCATCAACCCTAAATTCGAGAATAGACTTAGGGTTTTTGCATTTAGACAAGTCTAATAAATTCATATTTACCATCCTTTAACATCATGCTATAAAGCCAGTAAATTGATGCTCAATGCTTTTAAATGCGCTTAGTTGCGTTGCTGTATTCTTTCGCACCAAGCCAGCAAAATAATCCAAGTCATTGATTATGTGCTGTAATTTGTTAAGCAACTCATAGTTTTCATTGGTTTTATTTTCACCCAATAAATACATGGCTTGAATATGCTCAATATTTACGGCTTTTTGGGTTTTTGATGCTTTAACCGCCACAATAAACAGGCTGTGAATATAAGCAATCGCTTGTTTAACTTGCTCTTTGGTTAATTGGTCAACACTTTCAATATTAAATTGTTGGTGTACCATTTTCCAAACATTGCTATAAATTGCGCCTGTTTCATCGACTAAGCGATTAACTGCTTCAACCAACGGCTTTCTATCCGCTACGCTTGATAGCGTGTCAATTTGTGGCTGTGTTGGTTGCAGTTTGCCATTAGCAAAGGCATCAAACACACGAATGACTGCTAAAGCAAATTTTGGGCTAATCCACATTGCATAGCGATAAACGATTTCTTTACAGGCAAAAGCACCTTGTTTTGCCTTTCCAAAATTACCTTTTACCACCCGCAACACGCTATTTTCAACTGATGTGCGAATTTGCACATCACTTTTTTCACTCTGCAAATTTGCAGAGCTTAATTTTTCATCAATGATTTCTGCGACCAAATCTTTTGTTTCTTGGTTGCGTAAAAAGAAAGTTGGACGATGTTTTTCAAGTCCGCCACTTGCTTTATGTAAATCATTCAAACAGTAAAGATTGTCCACTTGGTGGATTTCATGGTTTAAAACTGTTAAACTTGACATAGAATATTCTCCAATATGTCGGTGATTGTTCCAAGCCCTTTGCAAAACTTCCTACGGCAATGCAAGGGGCTTTTTATTGGGTTTTAATGTACCTAAAATAAATACATTGACGTTATTATAGGTACACGCTACAATACTGTCAATATTTATTTTTGGAGTATTTAAAATGACTTTACAAAAAGATTGGGCAAAAACCCAAGTCAGATTACCACCCGATTTACACCCCGACATCAAAGAATATGCAAAAAATAACGACCTCTCTATGAATGCTGCCATTGTTCAGCTATTAAGAAAGGGTTTAAAGCTGCAAGACACCAACATCAACGAAATGGATATATTTATGCGCCATTTAAAAAATCTTGTTACTGGAATGCCAGTAGATGAAACATCAACTTTACTTGCTAATATGGTTAATTCTTGGATTGAAAATAAAAAACCCACTGCTTGAGTGGGTTTGTTTTCACTTTATCTCTTGATTGCACATTAAATAATATTTAGCAACAAAGTCATCTATGGTTCGCTGCTTGAAAGTATCTGTAGTATATTGCGGCTGCTTATAAGCGTCTAAAATCATAGCTTTCATCAACGTATATCCAGCTTTATACTTGGTGCTTTTGTACGTATCCTCATTACTTTCTAAAAGAGAAATCATTGACTCGCCATTTTGCCTATCTGTCATTACACTTTCAGCGCCTTTGGCAATGCTTAAGCATAAATCTGCTTTATCCCTGACTTTAGCATTTGCGTTAACAGCCATTCCTAAGCAGATAGTAATAGCAATTAGCCTTTTCATATCCATAACCTTTGTTTGTAAAATTCTTACTATAAATCAAACAAAGTTGCCATGATGTTAATTTGTGTTATCCTCGCTTGCCTTTTCTGCCTTCTCACTGGCTTCGGATAAATAAATATCATCAATGGCAAACACACAAGCGTCTAGCACGTCACGCTCAATCAGAACAGGGTGTGCGGTCAATACATGACTGATATCACGCACACTTAGCGGCAATGGTGAAACTGCCATACCGCTTAGATAACCGCGCCCGCGATTCGCTAGGTAAAAGGTATTAATCACGGCATGGATATCATAGCTGGTTGGCGGCTCATTAGGCACATCAAGCCCAATATGCGCCATGACTTCACGTTCAAAGTCGGTTAGACTGCCGTATTCTTTTTCCCACTGGTAACGCTCGATGGCTTTTTTTTAGTAGCTTCGATGTTATCCGCGATTGATTTTGCCACTTCACTGGCTGACTTAAAAATCCAATCAAAGATAGACTCTTTTTCGCCATTTTTGAGCGTTGCAAGGCTATCTTCGGGGATATTAGCAATCACTTGAAATAGATTGTCCGCATTGATATCTAGCTTATCGCCATTCTCGTCCACCGCGTTCCAGTCATCAATCAAAAATTCAGCAATCGCATGGGCTGTTGCTTGTCCGCGTGTTAAGGTATCATCACTGATTGATGTGATTAACGCGCTAGTCAATGGCTTTTCGCTCTCTTTTTCAAAGCTAATACCGATGGCATCCCACGCTTTTTGAAAGTTTGGGGTAAAAATAGACTTGAGTGTTAACTCAAGCCCCGATTCATGGGTAAATTTTTGTGACTTGGTTTTATTTAAGTCCAAAAAGTTATTTTTCTTTACTAAAAAAGCCATGCGCTATCCTTATGGTTTTAATGTACGAGTAATGTATGGTGCGTCTGCTGCGGTATCAGCGATAACCGTGTACGAAATATCCGCATTGGTTAAATCTCTGCCGCCAGTCGGTAGGCTGCCACTGATTTGCGCCTTTGGAATTGTCAATACATAGCTTGAGCCATCGGGTGTATTGATAGTGGCTTCAATCGAAATAGGCGTACCTGTGATTTGATTGTTTAGGTAAGTCTGAGCAGTTGACGCATAAGCCAATGTCATTGAGCCTGTGATATCAGCCATCATTTCAAGCAAGTTTCGTGGATATAAACCACCGCCTAAGCATGGCACGCTATCAATATTATTCGTGATTTCAAAACTTAGGCTTTTAGCACACGCCACACCTTTGAGCGTAGAGCCATTAATTTTGATATCACCAACGGTAATACTTGACGCTTTTTGCGACATATTGGTGACTGCTGGCGTAACCGCATAAGCTGCCCTACCTTGCTCATATCCTTGACCTACAAAACCGAAGGTTGCACCAATAAAGCCTTGCTCTGGGATATCTAGTTTGAAGGTGTTTACACGCATACCTTTGAAATAGTGGTACTCGCCAACATCAGAAAAGCCTTTTTCGATAGCGAACATTTTTTGTACGTCACCACCAAAAATCAGCTTATTACCAGTCCAATCATTTCCTGCGGCTGCCGCCATCAAGTCATCAAATGCGCCTTTGGCAAATTCAACTTCGATGTCACCTTCAACACTCGCTTTGGTAGGGATACCTGCGGTTTTTAGGCGGCTTGCTGTGATTGTCTCGCTATCGGTTAGCTCGACCTTATGGTCTAAGTTTTCAGACTTATAAGGCAGGTTTTTCCAATTATCCTGTGGGACAATATCCACATCGCTCTGTTGAGCGATATTTAGGACAACACGGTTACCTCTTGACATAAGATTTTTACTCCATGAAAAAACCCCATCAAGGGGCGTTGATAAAAATTAGGCATTAAAAAACCACCGTAAAAGGTGGTTATTGGTTAAGTTAAAAATTAGTTTTCGTCATATTCAAATGGGATATAAACCCTTGCGACATAGGCTACGGTCTTTGTTGTGGATAACTGGCTATCACCGTCTAGCGGCTCAAAGCGTCCGTCTAAATAGGTTTTCCCCGCGTCACACCATAGCCCGCCTTTTTGGTAAAAACTAAACCATCGTTCAAGTTCATCCGCCAAACGGCTTATGGTTGCCGTTCCACTGTCCAAGGGTGCGTATAGCTCAATGACGATTGAGCCGCCGCGCCTTGTGCATGGCTCGCTGCCAATACTTGCAACATAGCGCAACACTGGGACAATCCTAAGTTTTGCGATAATCCCTGTTTCAGGCATAGCAGGGTCTTTTTGATTCGGATAAAACTTCGCGCTGTTGGGCAAGCCTTGAAAGTCTGCAAATCGCTTGCTTGCTAGTTGTCTGATTGTTTCTAGGCTCATAATTTTTCCATTAAAAAAGCCCGTCATTTCTGACAGGCTCTTAGTTATGCAATTAGCTGTAATTGTGGCGTATTCTCAAGGTCTTTCAGTAGCTTGATGACTGACTTAGGGATGTAGCTAAAACACTCGCTATAGCCTTGAAATTGTATCATTGGAATATATCTATAGTCACTCATTAGTCTATGTAATGTTTTTTCTAGGTCAAAAACACAAGACGGACTTCCAAATATTTCAAATAATACATCATACTCATAATTCCATACTGTTTTCTTGAACCTACGCTCAATGCCTTCACCCGTTATGCCTATCTTGTAAAATACTTCATCAAGATTTTTGGTGTAGCACTTAATTACGTAAACCAATGGTTTTCTATTATTGCCTTCGCAACTACTAATAAAATCAGTTCTACTAAAACCAAAGGAATTTATTGCTGAGCATTTTTGACAACCACCACCAGATAGGTGTACTTGTGCTGTGGTCTTTGTTTCGCCATGAATTGGGCAAATATAAGTAATCTGTTGGCGTTGATTTCTATAGGTCTGCACTGGATAATGAAATTTATTATTATGCACTTCTCTACATTTTGCAAAAAAGGTTTCTGCTGTCCATTTGGTAATCCCACTGCATTTAGAACAGCCATAACCTTTTAGATGGTTGTTAATGTTCTGCTCAAACCAACCGTGTGTTGGGCAAAATATATCTATCTTGCTTTTACTGCCTTTAAATTTGTCTTCTTTATACTGATATTTATGGTTATGAATCTTATTAGCTCGAGATATGAAATCACTAAAACTTTTTCTTTTTAGTTGCCCTACCCTTTCATAGCCACACTTAGGACAACCTTGACTATCTAAAGCGTTTGGCGTTTTAAGAAAAGAGCCATGTGTGCCGCATATCACTTCAACATTTGTCTTAGCATTCACATATATAGACTTTGAAAAGTCTAATGTTGGGTGTTTTTTTGCCATTTTTCTCAAAAAGGCTTTTTGAGTTAGCTTTCTTGTTGATTGCTTTTTGCAAGCAATAACGGTAAAATCTTGCTCAGTCATTATTGATACTCCAATATCATTGATGATTAGAAAGGCTTAGTTACTCCAATAACTAGGCTTTTCGTCTTTAATTATACCATAAAACCGCTAATAACCCCACTTTCTCGCTACTGCTGGCAGAGTTAATCTATAAAATCCTGTTCTTACGTCTTGTGTTGGTGCGTATGGCGTTAAATTTCTAAAATACACATCTTGTAGTGTTTTGATATCTTGAACTTGCATAAACATGAAGTTTCTTGCACCTGCACGACCTAAGAAAAAGTTATCATCAAATGATTCATCGGGTACAATCTGCGAAATATAGTTGTTTGACACCATGCGCGAAGTATCAACGCTCGCCCTACTAGCGATTGAATTAGCCATATCATGCGCTATTGCTCTTAGGTGCTCAACCGCCTGTTCTTCCACTTGTTTAGTGATATAAGATAAATCCCACGTCATTTTATGTTCTCTACCTCAGCACCTCGAAGCTGCACCGTATAAGCCACCTGTGCAGGGTCAACCGATACATTCATCACCCTAAGCGATTTTTCGCCTAGTTTATTGAAGGTGATAATATCGTCAACCTGTGGAATTTCGCCCACTTCTGCGACAAGGCAAGTTAACTTTGTGTCGGTTATGTTGATACCGTTGCTTAGTAACTCACTATCGCTAAAGCGTCCGAATACACCACGACCTTGATAGCTGATATCGCCTGTTGCGCCTGTCGGGTTGATATAGGTATCTGTCGCAGGGTCATAGACCCCACCATCACCGCCAAACCCTTTACGACTGCCAGTAAACGGCAATACGGCATCTTTTAGCGATTTGTCAAATGCTTGGCTGATAGCTTTGGTTGCGATTGCGTTTATCATGGTTTATCTCTAGGCGTTAAAAAACCCTAGTTTTTAGGCTAGGGTTTTTGTTTGTTTGCGGTCTGTTAGCTAAATGGGTCAAGTAGCCAGTTTAAATCATTGCCGCTGTTATTGATTGGTGATGTTATATCCGCATAATGACTAGGATTGTACTTGCCACTACCACCCATCCAAATGTACTCATCTAGCGTTTTTGGTTGCAATTCTATCCTATCTGTATATACATACTCTGTAATTACATTTGTGTATTGAGCAATGTAAGCCTTGCCATTTTGCCAAACTAGATAATCTTTGTTTTCATTACCCTTTGGCGGGTTTTTTACAGCATCTATCCATTCCATCTTACACCGCCTTAACTTCAATAAAGCTAAATGATAGCTGTAGTAAATTCTCAAGGCGTTTTAATTGTGGCTCAATCACACGCTTTTCTAGTTTGCGTTGGTTTAGTCCAAAACCGTGAAAACTGCCTTTATCTTTTGATAGCTTGTTTTTGTTAAACCATTCATTGTACTGCTCTTGCAAGCCGTTTTTATTCGTCCAGTACGCCCACAAAACATCATCACATTCATCTTGATAGACTTCAATTTTTTGCTTTAGTTCGGGCTTAACTTTGTTTGGGCTGATTGTATTTAACCACCCAAATAATTTACGAAGTGGCAAGCAAAGCATCTCTTGTAAATCGCCATTGGTAGGTATGGTCATCTTGACCATGCCCCATCTTTTAGCTGTTAGTTTTCTTTGCTGTGAACGCCAATCTAAACCCATGTTTTCTACAAGCGGCTTCATTGCCACATAGGGCTGTCCGTTGTATTCAACTAAGGTTAGTTTGTCTTGGTGGAAGTCCACCGATAATGATTTTTGAATTAAGTCCATAACTGGAACTCCTTTCTGTTTTTTCGATTAAGAAACCCAAAAGGGCATCAAGAGGTTCGAAACCGTCAGAAAGAACGGCGGATAGCTTTTACCTTTCGGCTGTTGTATGACTATCACCCTCTCGACATAAGAGAATATGTAAGAGTTTGCCGCATTTAAGGCATAAAAATACACATTGACGCTGTGTTACGCTTTCTGAATAGAGTTTCGACGCTCTTGCCGCCTATTATACTACAAAAATCCCCACACCTGTACTTTTTCGACCAATTAAAGCCAATAATAATTTGCCGTATTTTGTGCTATTTAGCCAATCACTCACGCTATCGCTGCCGCCTTGTGCAAAGAACTCAACCTCTACCGTATCGGCTTTGGTGCGCTTCACCTGTGGCTCTGTGGTATCTTCGCTAGTTTTATCAACGGTCAATAAGTGAGCCGTCATAAATGCCATAGCTAGGTCATACTGTGACGGCTTGATTTGATATGACTGCAACAAAACCTCGGCATCACTTAACGCCACTGTGATTGCCACGTCATCTACAAATTGTGGGTATCGAGCCTTAAATAATGCCAAGTCCATAGTTACGCCTTATCTTCAGTTTTTGCAGTGGTGCGAGAAGTGGCTTTTTCAATCAAGCCAGCGTCTAGCCATGCCGCTACTACATGGTGCTTTTCGTCAAACTCTTTTACTTCGACTGTTTCACCCTTTGCTAAAACCTCGCCAGTTGGCAAGGTTAATGTTGATTGTGATAGGTTGGTGATTTTCATATTACACCCCATCCATATATCGTACGGCTGCTTTGTTGCGGATTTCAGTACCCGATAGACGGAACACACCAGGAACAACAAAGTTCAACGCGCCAGTCTGATAAACAGGCAAGAAACGATGCGGCATTGGGATATGCAATTTCACCACGGTAGGATTGCGGCTATAAGCTACTGCACGGTCAACACCACCAGCACCTGCCCCGTTTAGGCGGTCAAATGCGCGAATAACTAGCGGCTTGCCTGTGGTTGCTGAATAGATATTGTACTTTTGCACAAAGTCTAGTAGCGTGCCTTCTTTGTTAGTCAGTGGCGTGCTTGCTAGGTAAGTGAATTGGTCAAACGGTAACAACACGGTATCAGATACAAAACGGTAAGCTGTGCCTGTTGCTGTGCCGCCGATTAGCTTGTTAAACATCTGCAAGATTTGCGACTCGTTGGCGGTTGCAAATGTCGCTGTTGCTGCGTCAATCGCCACGCCATCAGCATTCAACAAACCTTTTTTGCCTTTGCTTGCATCACCTACAAACGCCACTTCATCAACAAACTGTTCATAGGCTTGACGTGCTGCAATGGCATCATCATTTGGCAAGTTGACACCATACGCCATGCTTGCGTGCAGTTCTTCATAGCCATAGCCATAGCCGATACCCGCCATAAACACGGTTGATTGGTCTTTGCTATAGCTGTTACCTGCCAGTGGGATATCATCAGCATTGCCGTTAATCCAGTCAGCTTTGCCGTATGATTCTTGGCTGCGATATTCGATAGTTTTAGTCCACTCTGGTGCAGACGTATCGACAGGAATAAGGCTAGGGTAAAGGATTTCGGGAAAAACAGTCTCATTGACTTCTCTTTCCACATACTTGCGTGCGTTCTCGACAAACGCTAACGCGGTTGCTGCGTCATACATTTTCATAGGTCATTGCCCCTTATTTGATATGGATTTGAGCAAGTCCGCCAGTAGCCGCGCTTGTTTCATAGCGAGCATTAGCGATTTTTACACCTGCTTTGTTAAATTTAGCGGTTGCAAGGTCAACGGCAACGTCATCACCTGCCTTCACATCTTCAGTGACTTGTACCCAAATAGTGCCTTTAATTAATACGCGAGCAGATTCATACTGGGCAAATTTGCCATTGATTAAATCGCCTGCGGTGCGGTCAAGTACAGTCACACCTAAGATTTTAGTATCGCCTGTGGTGGCTAGACGGATGCCTTTATCATTTACGCCTTGCACAACTGCCAAACCAAAACCAATGCCTGCTGCTGTTTCAACATTGCGGCTCACGATGTCTTTGTTTTCGGTGGTAGCGATTGCACCCGCTACACCTGCATCCATCTCTTGCTTGTAAGTAGTAGCCATTAGTTGCCCCCTTTGTACGCATTAGCAATGCGTTTTTCATAATCAGATTGTCCGTTGTCCTGCATTGTGACAGGTGCGCTCACTGTGCCGCGCATGGCATCAGCAAATGTGTCTTTCGGCTTAATGTCTTTAGCCAAGATGTCAAAACTTGCATCGACATACGCTTGTGGCTTGTCTTTGATGTCCACGCCTTTTGCAGATACCGCCAGTGCCTTAATCTCGGCATCAGACTTGCCGCTATAGTCCGCATCATGGATAGCCTTAGCCTTAGTGATTAACTCACTACGAGCCGCAACTTTTGCGTCAATGTCAGCATCGGTAAGCTGTTTTGCTTTTAGCGCGTCAATCTCGGCATCTTTAGCCGCTAGTTGTGCGTCTTTTTCAGCAATCACTTTGTCGGCTGCTACTTGAGCATCACGAGTAAGCTTTTCGGCTGCTGCCTTGTCTGCTTGTAGCTTTTCGATAGCTAAAGCCCCGTTATCGGTTGTTTCGATTGGTAAACCGTCCACCATTACAGTACGTGTTGCCACTGGTTTCTCTCCTGTGTTGTTGTTCGGGGACGTATCACCCCATAGTGCATCGCCTATGCGACACGTTGACCCTGCCCGCCCTTTATCGACAATGGCAAGGTGATTGATTCGGATATTCTTTTGTTTAGCTTGGTAGTGTTCGCCCTGTGGCGTTACACCGTCCACCCATTCAAGTTCTGCCGTGTAGCCCATGCTGATTTCACGTTTGCCATTTTGTACGGCTTTAATCGTATCAGCGTCCATCAATGTAACTGGTACTTTGATATGCTCACCATCACGCAATACACCCTCACCGATTGACCCTACGGCAAACTGTTTCCAGTTGTCTGCCTTGACTTCTACAGGTGGGTGATTGTCGGTCACTGGCTTGCCTACAAATGACGCTAGGCTATCGAGTGCAAATACTTCGCTCTCGTCACGATAGACATTAATCAAGCCATTACCGCCACCGATTTCGCTGCCGTGATAGACTTGTACGCCTGTGCGTGCTACCGATACAGTACCTACTAGATAGCCGTCACTGGTAAGCCGTGTATTGGCTAGTGTTGTGTTGTCTGTAAATTGCATTTAGTTACCTATTGGGTTACTAACAAATTATGCTTGCACACCGGGCAATCAATAGCTAAAACCATTTCGCCTCTATCGTTAAATGGCCGCGCCTCATGTTTTTCAAACTCAAAAATAGTTTTGCATCGATGGCATTTAGCTTGATAGATTTTGTTTTGTGGTAATTCGCCACGCTTAATGATTTTCATAAAATTTACCCATTAAAAAAGCCCTAGCGGTTAGGCTAAGGCTCTTTGTGTTTTTGATTAAGTTTTAACTGTTTAAAATTCGTCCATGATAGCTATCAATAGCTTTTTGCAATGCTAAGACTGGGTTTTTATCAACGCCAATTAAAATATTTTGCTTATCTGCTAATGCTTTAAGCTTGTCATAAGCAAATATTGCGTCCATATCGCCACCTTGCAAATCACTGACCAATTCAAAGATAACATCATTAGCGTTTGGGTCAACAACTGCAACAAAAACATGACCGTGGTTAAACTGATTATACCTATCCCAACCGATAGCAATATCACAGTATGGCAAGTGTTCTTCTAGTGTTTTTGCAAATTCACTAGGTTTACTACCCTGCAAATAGCGAATAAAATCGGGTGAAGCTACAATGCTGTTATCAATGCAATGCTTTTCGTACAAGCTGCCAATCATAGCTACTTCACAGTCTGATAGAGTTTTGCCGCTGTAAATATAATCATCCAATGCGCGAAAATTCTCAAAGTTATTAACTTTCGCAATGTACTCCCACACATGAAAATAAAATTCGCCCATGAAGCGCGGTATTGGATTGTTTAAATCAAGTGATTGCATAGCAAAATCCTTGTTAGTTTTTGCCATTATATCATAGCTTGATTTCATGCTTTCGCTTGCCTTCAAGACGCTCACGCATTTCTTTGTGTCGCTGCTCCATTTCGTCCCATTCTTTATCGAATTTCTTAAAGAATTTAAAGAGAACCACGAACATGATAATAGCCGTGATGACTGCAAAAACAATAATCACTAAGTAAGCGTAACCGACTGCTGTTGCGATGTTGATTAAAGAATCCATTAGAGTACCTTTAAGTGACTTGGTTTATCTACAGGCTCGCTAAGAAATTGCGTGTAATCAGCCAATGACATTTCAGTAACGCTAAGAATAAACACTTGATTTATTTTTGGATTGTTTTCTTTAACCCAATTTGAAAATTTATATTGATAAATATATTCGCCGCTAGTTGTTAGAACTTGGCTTGCTATATTTGCCGAACCGTCAAACTGAGTTGTGGTATAACCAACTAGAAAATATCGGGTGCTGCTCATAACTTCCATCCTTCATTTATGGCTTTTGCTCTATTAATCAGAAACTCATGCCGCTGCTGTCGGCTTAAACCTTTTGGCATTTTTACCCTATCAGCCGCTAACGCCTTGTCCATGCGCTTTTTATCTATGCGTATGTTGCAGCAATGCATATCGTTTAGAAAGTCCTTGATATCATCTGCCTTACAATCGCCTGTATATCCGCCTATCATAACACCGCCTTTGCTCTACATCTGCACCGTATCGGCTGCCCTGGGGGAAGTCCACGCTCTGCGCCTGTAGGCTTACCCCACTCATAGATTTTACCGTTGAGCCTTTGGTGCAGTGGTCTCACCCTGTTATCTTGCTTTGATACCCACTTATACCGCTTGATGCCTGCCTGTTCTTGCCTGTAGCGGTTTAAATCGGCTGTTAGCTTTATCGTTTGGTCTTGTGCGATTAAATCAGCCCTAGCAGCTTGCCCGCCTAGTATCTGCTCAATATCGGCTTTTAACTCTGCCATGCTCTTTTTGTTGACGCTGGCATTGATGACCGACTGCACAATCTTTTGCCTTGTATCATCAGCAAGGTTAGTGATGAGTGACGCATTGCGCTCAATCATAGCGGTTTTGATATCGTCCATGTTAGCGATATGCACTATTGGTTTAACGTCTGCGCCTGTCGCTGTCTTGACGCTTTGAGCAAATTTATCGGTGTGCCAGTCGGTCTCACTATGCACAAAACCAGCTACCCAGTTTATCGCATTGTCTGCCGCTTGCTTAACTTTAGCCGTAAAGCGTCCCAGCAAGTCCGTAATGCCGTCTGCAATATATAGGCGGTAGATAGGTAGCACATCGTCAATGACCGCCTGTTTAATGCTTACAATGAGCCTACGCATGACCTTTTGATATGCTCGCTCACTCGATAGGCGTTCAGCGATAAAAGGTAATTCGATATCGCTTGCCCCTGTGAGTTTGGATAGGTCGTAGTTCATAGTCTATCTCTAAGCAATAAAAAACCGTCTAGTAGTTAGCTAGACGGTTTGTGTTTTAATTATGGCCAAAAGTGCGTTGGCATGGGAATCGAACCCATCTAAGACTGACCGTTACCAAAGGAATGAATGGAATCGAACCATCACATAGCCAGTATGTTGTCACCAGTGTAAACATTGTCCTACACAATGAAAGATAAAACCGTTAAGCACTTAGTAATATCTTTTTTAGTAGCCTTTATTATACCGTGTTTGCGGTAGGCTCGCTATTACTTTCTGTCGGATTGTCTAAACTTAAATCACTCTCTAGCTGCCCATTAGACGCATCTATCACATCGCCTAAGTTCGGTAGCACGTTGTCATTAACTAGCTTGTTAATCATAGCCTCACGTATTTCCTGTGGCTCAAACAAGCCTTCGCTAGTAAGATTGCTCGCCATCTCTGACAGGATTTTACCAGTTTCTGCTATCTCTTTAGCATTAGCCTGTTCTAGCGGCTGCCATGAGTAGCTAATGTTATCGGGTTTATGCCCCAATGCTGACCGTATTAAACACTCATCAAGTATCTGCAAGGCTGGCTGTATCTCAAGCGTTTGTACGGCTTTGATATCATCATAGTAGTTTGCCAGTAGGTCGCTACCGTCTGATAAGCCCTTGTTTGCTTGCCCCAAGAATTTGTTAGCAGGTATGCCTTGAGACGCACCCACATAGACGATAAAGCGGTCTAAGATATCAGATAAGCCGTTAAAACTTGCTGAATTGCGGATAAATTCTTCTGCGCTATCCATCACTAAATCGCCTGTAATGCCTTTTGATGCACTTGCCAGCGTTAGCCGTTTTTGGATTTTGCTTTCCTGTTCGGGGTCGCCTAATTTGTCGAATAAATCGGGGATTTTAAATACATTGATATTGGCTTCAAAAATCAGACTTGCAATGTTGTGACCTGTGCTATCAGCGTTACGCATCCAGTTATATGCTGCTTGTAGTACACTATCGCCCCAACCGCGTGATGCCCCACTATATGCCCATTCATCAAGCCGTTGCTCTCCGTAAAATAGCACAAATCGGCTCGGATGGATTTTGAGCATATGCCCATTACTCATAATCTCGTAGTATTTGGGCTTGCCGAAGTATGGGCTTAATACGTCATCGTCTAATTCGCCCGCCACCAATGCAGTACGTGGGAATACGATAAGGTAAGATAGCCCATCTTTTTTTATCTTGCTTGCATCAAGCGGCTGTAGTAAATCTTGGTCTTTAGTGCCAATGTATAACCCTGCACCGCCTAATGCGCGGCTTGCTATGATTGTTTGTAGCAACTTTTGCTTAATGCTTAACTTGTCCTCGTACTGCTCGAGCGCGTTTAAGCTATCGTTATCTGTCTGCCACACCCGCCAGTTTTTGATAGCGTCCATCGCAGGCACTTCAACCAATCGTTTCGCTACCCATGAGTTACGATAAGCATTGGTTAATTGCTCGTCTGTTAACTCAACATAGCTGTAAGTTGTGCTTGCTAACTTGTCGCGCTGTGCGTTGCCCATACCGCTAACTAGCGATGTAAGGCTGTCAGTGGTATAAATCATGGTTTGTCTCTAAACGTTGTCGTAGCTAAAAATACTATCAATTAATTGGCTATAAGCGCGTGATAGTCCGTCTATGCGGTCATCGTGTGCGCCATTCGGGAACATACGCATCTCATCTAAAAAGGCATCATTCCACGCACCACGCACCATTACCACGTTGCCCACATTGACCTGTGATGCGATTGGCTCGGCTCTCGTCACCTTGTCGCCTGTCTCTGTGCTAGTGTGTACCTTGTAGCCTTGCAGCAGTTTAACCAAGTATTGTACTTGGGTTTTACCTGCTTGCCCTGGGTCTTGCGGTATGCTGATTAACACGCCTTTGCCGTCTTGACTTGCTGTGTTTTTCATCATGCGGTCACGGTCATCGCTTGATACATCACCATGCACGATATCAGCAATCACTAAACGCCCATCGGGTAGCTTGCCAAGTTTGACGCCTGCCGTTGGGTCACCGCCTACCGTTGCGCCTAAGTCCCAACCACGTACCCACTTGATATTGCCCTGTGGCACTGCGTCTATAATCTCAATGTTTGACGGCTTAAACACACCGCCATCGCCCGGCGTCGGTTCTTGCTGCATTTGACCTGCGAACATATATGGTTTTGCCTTTTCCATTGCCTTGAGTTGCTGTACATTATGCTTGGCTTCCCATAATGCCGTGCCATCAGGCTGTAACGCGGGTAGCTTTACATGCTCCCACTCATCATCATCATTACCTGCTAATAACCAACCCGTTAAATCATCTTCGTGCAATCGCTGCATAATGATAATCATTGGCGTGCGCTTTGGGTCATTCAAACGGGTTTTTAATGTTTCAGCAAACCAATTATGGACGTTTTCACGGCGTTTTTTCGACCTTGCTTCGCTTGCCTTATGGGGGTCATCAAGTAAAATAGCGCCGCCAAACTGCTCTCGCATCTTTCCAGCGCCATAACCTGTCATTGTGCCGCCAACGCCAGCGGAATAACACACACCGCCATCGGTAGTTCCCCAATGCCCTTTGGCATCTTTATCGACTGATACTTTGACTTTGGGGAAAATACGCTGATACGCTTCAGTTTTTATCAAGTCGCGGGCTTGTGCATTATAATTGTGAGCTAAATCCGCTGAATAAGTGGTATAGATAAACTCACAATCTGGCACTTGTCCCATGCACCAAGCGACAAAGTTGACCACCACCAACTCTGTTTTTGAGTAACGCGGCGGGATATTGATAATCAACCGTGTAATTTCACCACAGAATACCGCCATCAACTTGTCACAGATAAACCGATGGTGCCAGTTATGCATCCACTTGAAGTTTTTACGCTCATAAAACATATATCGGCTAAAGAAATAGAAATCGGCTTTGCATTTGGTTTGCAAAGCCAGTAAGTCTTCAGCATCAATATTTTTCATCGAGTTCTTTCATTCGTTCAATAACTGCGTCAACCGTGGGCAAGTTATGGGTGTGTGTAACATCACCAGTCTGCTCAACCTTACTATCAACCTTGCTTTGGTTGGTGTATTTACCGCCAACCTCCTCTGCCGCCTGTTTAAGTAAATCGGCCGCCAAAACCATATTTCCAGATTTCATGGCTTTATCAATCAAGGTTTGCAGTTGGGTTAATCGATATGTCAAATGAGTAACTGGGATATTGTCTTTTTCATCGATAAACTGTTGACGATATTCATAGAATAACTTTCGCCATTTTTCGGACAAATCCTTTCCTGCTGCTTTTGTGGGGTCATAATTCGCAACTTGTTGGCGAGTTATATCAATGCCAAAATCAGCCTTTACAGCATCAGCTATTTCCTGCGGTTTCTGAAAGCTTGCAAGCCCTTGAATGATAAAGGCTTTCACCTTATCGTTAAGGGTTGCCATATTTTAAATTCCGTATAGGTAGGTATAGGTAAATTACCCATTCAACTCACCGCCCAATTGCGACAAGTCAATCATCGTTTGCAAGCTATCATCAAAGATATTTGCCCCGTATCGCCGCGTAATACCGTGGAATTCTTCAACGTCATGCGATACCAGCCGCAATTTAGGACGTCCAGTATCACGATTAAAAGCAAGCTCACCGAAGTTATCAGTTGCATGGCCAATGTGATACAACTCGTGGTCAATCAATGCCAAAAACTGCATATCTAAACATTCGCGACAAAACTCAGCATCGAGCGTGATGAGAAAGTCAGGCTTAGCACCCAACATATCTTCAAACCACATTTCTTGACGCGCCTTGCGCCAACCGCCTGCGTCAATCATGACCTTTTCAGTCTGACCTAAAATACGCTTGCCCGCTTTCTCAAATGGAATGTTTGCCCATAAGAAGGCGATTTCATTCACTTGATAATCGACCAGGTGATTGTGATCAGCATTGTGCCAATCATGGTTTGGGTTAAAAAGCGTTTCATGCACCCACAGATACACTTCGCTTGCCTCGGCAAACTTGGCTGACGTGTCGGGTGGCATTGGTCGGTTCATAGGTCACATGTAAAAAAGCCCGCCGTTATTGCAAATAGGCACGGGCGTAAAGGTAGATTGTGCTACTCGCTTTCACATTCGCCTAACGCACAAGGCTCCTGTTTCTGCTTTCGCTATTCAAGGTCGGGGTGACTAAATCCCCTATTCTGGTTTTTTACACTCTGGTACGTTCTGCAACGGTCAAATTGCAGGATATAAAAAACCGATATGCAAATACGCACATCGGTTATAGTCGGCTATGATTTGTTTTGGGCTCGCCCCGTACTGTTTTACATAACCCACCCCGCTTAGTAAGTTAATCGGCGATAAACAGACAACAAAAAAGGCGACAGTCTTTCGACTTCGCCTTATGTATAACTTATTTCAAATGTATCACAATCTTACCTAGTGCTGGGGTCAAAATCAAGGTTTTTATAAACTATTTTTTCAGCTTGTTCCAACATCTTGCCTGCGATTTTATGGCAAACAAATTTCTTTCTCGGGTCATCGTCTTTCATCTTAACTTGCTTTGGGTATTCAAGTGGCGTTAAGTACCACTTTGCGATATCACGCAATGATGCGCCTTTGACGTATTTTAGAAAAAGAACTTCATAGAGAACTAGCCAATTTTTCTTCAAAACCAATACGGCTTTATCAATCGCCAAGGCTTCTTCATCAGTGATGTTTGGTTCCCGATTATTGCCAGTATGAAAGCAACCATTAGCGCGCATCAAAGCATACATCGGTGTGCTATGGCGCTCATAACCTGTGTGCCTTGCCCACTTTCCCCATTCTTCGATTTTGTTGATCATACCTCTCTAACCTCTTTCCCCAGAATTTCCCACATCAATTTACGCTTAATTTTATAAACATCCGTTCTCATGCCCTTAGCGTCTTCAATCACTTCGCAATCTTTTTCGATATCCCAATAAACGAAATCAGCGGTATAAGTCATTTTTCGCTGAGTCTGACCACCGATACGAGTCGTTGGCAGTAAGTCATAAACAACTTGGCAGCATAGGTTTTTAATCTTGCCAGCACGCTGTAAAAGCTCAAGATGCTGATAGCGGCGCAGCTCTTTTTTACTATCAAACCATTTGCCATTGTACTGGACCCGGATGTTTTTATACTTGGACTTTTTCGGCTTGGTCTCTTTTGTGGTCCCGCGTTTTGCAAAAAGCTTTTTTGCTTGTTTTGGTGTCATGATTGCTGTCACTTCTCACTCCCTAAAATTAAATCCCCGAATTCGTGTTTAATTGCCCGCCCATCTAATCGCCATTTTGCCCACTGCGCTGGGTGCAGACTCTCATTGTATGGGCTTTTGGTGATACGTCCGCTTATGTACTTGATTGTTTTAAGCTCATTAGTCCTGTTATCGCGCCAAGTAAGCTCGCCGCGCTTAACCGCACAGACGTAGTAGCCTGTGCTGGTTAGTCTATGGTTTGGGTGGCTAAGGTGGGTCATTTACCACCATCCAAAACCTTAAAAACTGGTGTGCGTCTAGGTGTGTTTTGGCTATTTTTGATTGCCTGCTCTTTCCAAAACTGCTCTTTTCGTTCCCAAAGTTGCTCTTTCCAGTTTTTATCCGTCCAATCGCCATCTTTGGTGATATGCTCAAAATCAGCCTTTGTCAGTTCTTCAATATTTAGAATTTCGATGCGGTCAAAAAGTCCAAACGCTTCTTTCGCTGATTCCTCAATGTATGCATGAGAAGGTCTGTATTCTTCTTCGTCAAAAAGCAAATCTTCGATGTAGGTTGATGACCATGCCTTGGGGTTGCTCACCCAGGGCATGTATAATTTGATTTTTACTGCAAAATAACGGTTGCCTTTGCTCATGCTCTTACCATCCCCCAATCTTGGCTACGCCTGCTTTTTGACGATAGCTTGACCAATCGCATTTAATATGGATTAGGTTTTGCTGAAACCGGTCCCACGCACGATCACCCATGAAGGTTTTAGTTTCTTCGTAGCTTAAATTTGTGGTGATAACCGTTGGTTTTTGTTGATAACGCGCATCAATCAAGCCACCCAAGCGGCTGCGGTCACTTAATTGATTACCCGTGGTGTCACCGTCACCCAAGTCATCAATCACAAGCAAATCAAAACTAGCCAAACGAGCGATAATCATGTTTTGAGTGGGCTTACTCTTATCACTCCATGATTCTTTGCACTGCTCAACAAATTCTGACGAGCGAATAAACTTGGCTGGGCATAGTGAATTTTTCTTAAACTGACTTTGATACACGGCACGCGCTAAGGCATTGCTTAACATCGTCTTGCCCGCCCCTGTACCGCCATAAAACAAAAGATTTGGCATACCAGTATGAAAATCGGTTGCATATTTTTTGAGATTGACCAATAACGCTTCTTGACGCGTGCGCTGTGTCTCATCAATTTCCCAAGCATCAAAACCCTTGGCATTGATATTGATGCCACAGCTTGCCATTCCGCTAAGCATACGTTCACGGTAAGTTTGTTTTGCTTGGCGCTCATCATCGATGCGTTTTTGTTCAGCTGCGCATAAGTCACATCGCTCTGGGAAGTCCATGATTTTGCTAAAACTGGTCTCGCCATGGATCGGACATGCTGCAGTAAATTTTTTGAATGAGTCACGAAATGCTTGTAGGTCCATTACCAAGCTCCTTGTACTGGCGATGATGTATCAAGTGGTGTAGCCACTAACTGGCCGTCAATAAATTCAAAGTTTGTATTTGGCGCAACGATGCCCGTCTCACCTGGTCGCCATTTTTGATTGACCGCCAATGGGTCATTAGGATCACCAAGTTTTTGATTTGGTTTAGCTTGCTTGGGTGGTTTGGCTGATTGAATCCAAAGACGAAGTTTTGATTTTCTAAGGCTGTCCGTATTTAGTGGCTTACCCACTAAGGCTTGTTCAGCGTAATGCGCCTTGAAGTCTTTGATATGGGTTTGGTAAATATTTTCGGTTAAAACACCCATAAACCCTGCTTGAGATAATTCTTGTCTCATCAAATCCAAAGTTGGTGCTTGCCAGTCTTGAATTTCTTGAGAACGCTCTAAACGGATTTGTTCAGCTTTGTCGTTTTGCGAATCGTCGGCTTGCTGTGTGTGTGTATTATTAATAGATGACGATGATGTTGAAGGGCATTGCTCAAGCATATTTGTAGCATCGCTTGGGCATTGCGTTTGCATTGCTTGAGCATTGCTTGGGTTATGCTCATTTAATGCAATTTGATTTTGTTGATTTTGTTGATTTTCGCTTGAAGCCTTATTCCATCTAGCTTGCGCGGCTTTTTGTGCTTTCTCTGATTTGCTATTTTTGTTATCAGTTGCTTGTGATTTTTTATCATCCAAGTACGCACTAAATAACTCATCATTTTCGATAGAAAAAATGCCAATATTTGTGATGGTTTTTATGAAGGCTTTTACTTTAGATGAAGATAAGCCAGTAATGGCACCAATAATTTTTACATCGTTTGGGATAACACCATTCTTCCAATAATCCATCATGAGCAAGTAAAGCCCACCTACTTGTTCAGTGGTGAGCCTAGTTGTCATGGCAAGAATGTCACCGATATAGATCGGCATCCAGATTGATACATCATCTTGTTTTGACATTGTTGTCCCCTTGCTTATTTAGATTTTTCATGGTTAAATATCCTTGCTTATTGATTGATACCAAAACCCTAGCGATGCCAGTCGTTAGGGTTTTTTATTGCCAAGTGAAAAGTTCTATTTCAGCGCTTGGCACTGCATCTTGCTTTTGGCCTTGAATACGCTCGACTGATTGACGAATCATATCTTCGCGTCTTGCTAAATTTAGCGGCTTTTCAGGCTTGTTAAATTTGCTTGGCTTAGTTGATTTGATTTTTTGCTGTTTTAAATTCATTGTTAACCCCTTGGTTTAACGTGGCATAGCCACATCTTTAGCGACTAGCAAACCATTCATCATAAAGACATGGCTATCAGCCTGCTTGTTGTAATGCTCATCTTGTGGGTCGATGATATGACGAGGCGTTTTTTCGTCAGTCATGATCACTTCATGGCAACATCTGCTTTCTGTGTTATTGCAGAATTTGCAGTCGTCTGGATTGAATTTAGCCATCGATATCTCCTATCGAAATAGAATCTGTAAAAACTCTGGGCTTTCTGCCGAGTTCTTTAAAATCTCTTTAAATGCTTCAGCAATGACAGGTGAACACATCAAATCATCTTTGTCAGATAGTTTGATGCCAAGCACGGCAGTCAAAACAGCAAAAAACTCAATGCGACCTTCGCTTTTGAGTTTTGACATACTGCTTTCACTTGTCCCAACTTTCTCACCCACTTCTTTTTGACCAATCTCGGAAAGTCGAGTCAATAAAAGCCGTTCGTTCTTTCGTGCGATTTCCTGTAGCTCGGGTGATAATTCACTTATCGGTTTATGGCACATGGGTTGCTCCTAGGCGGTTTCTAGTTGAGGGATGCCATCGGCTTTTAATTCGCCTTTGGTTTGAATTTCAATGATGGCTTGGCGTTCGGTTGGGATTTCACTTTCCCAATTACCAACAGCAACTTTTGACACGCCTAATTTCCGAGCAACGTCAGCGTTGGTCGTAACGCCAAAATACTTCTTAATTTCAGCTAAAGTCATGATGTAAACCTTGTTTAACTTATTTGGTTAATTATAGTTTACTATAGGTTAACTCTGGTTGCAATGGCTTTATATAACGTTAGTAAAGTACAATTAACTTAGAGGTGAGCATGAAAGAATCAGAAAAACAAAAGATAGGCAGTAGAATCGATGAACGCATGACAGAATTAAACCTGTCTAATGTTGCTGTTGCTGCACATGTGGGAATTAGTAAGGTAGCGGTCGGAAAATGGCGCAAAGGTGACACTGAGCCAACTGGCTCAAACTTAACTAAATTAGTTCAGATTTTAAAGACTAATGCTGAGTGGATAACTACCGGGAAAGGCTCAAAAGACAGCTCTATCGAACCTACTGAATTGACCCGCGACGAACCTGCCCGCGATGTTATTCAACGCCTATTAACCGGCGGTAGTGACACTTCATCATTAATTTCTATTCCTTACTTGGATGCTAGGGCGGCGTGTGGCCCTGGTGCTTTCAATGCAGATACGCCAGACATATTGGGGCGGTATGAGATATCAGAAGATTTTTTATTTAGACTAGGTTTACCTTCTGATGGCAGAGGTTTGATACTCATTGATAGCGATGGTGACAGCATGGCTCCATCTATTCCAAGTGATACGCCTTTACTGATTAATACGCTAGAGAAATGCTTTAATGCCCTGGTCAACGGTAAGGTTTATGTGTTCTGCGCTAATGGGGCAATTATCTGTAAACGCATTTACCGTAATTTAGATGGTACCATCAAGCTACATTCAGATAATCCAAATAAAGATTTATACCCAGACCAAGACGTCAGTGAAGATTTATTTAATACTTTTGAAGTTATTGGGCGTCTTAAATTTGCATTTGTTGAATTCTAAATGGAATTATTATGAAAAAGCTTCTTCTAGCTTCTTTGATGATATGTTTGAGCCCTGCTTGCTTAGCTACTCATTGGGAATATTTGGACTCTGATATAAGATTAGGTGATTTTTATGGCGATACTGATTCATTTACTAAAGATAAAAATAATAGGTATCTAGCATGGTTTAAGCTTGAGAACCAAAGGATGTTTAAAAATATGCCAAATGTCAGAACTATTAAGATGCGTATAATTTTGGATTGTAGCAAAACTCAAGCGGGAATATCTGCATATCAACTTTATGATAAGAACGGGCATTTAATTGAAAAGAAAGACAAGGTTTCTTCATATAATGAATATTGGACGCCTGAGCCGCATGAATTTTTTGCTGGGTTTATACATGGGTTTTGTAGATAGTGATCTGACTAAAATGAATATGCCCACCCACAACCACACCAAACCCAAGCCAATTCTTTCAGGCTGGTCATTAGAAAATGTTGACCCTGACCATTATTTCATCGTTTGGTTTATCTACAATGGTGAGCTGATCACGCCAGCGACACGGGCAAAGGGTTGGTGTGTTTATCGAGAGATTGAGTTGGATTTTTGATATGAACAGATGGATTTGGTTGATTTTGTGGACGTGTGTTGCAGGAATATGGATTGCTGACATTATCGCTCTTTTTATTGTAAGACCAGCGTTTTTGTCAACGTGGTTAGCCGCTCTGGCTTATGCTTGGGTGCCGTTTAGCTTGGTGTATATCGCTCAGTTGGTGGTGACGGGGCGAAAGGTGCCTTTTAAAGTATGATCAATTTAAAACAGATTATCGGTCGACAATTAGAGATAATTTTGGCAAAATGTTTGTTTTTAAATTTGTGGATTTTCTATGAACTATAAACCCTTAATTGTTGATTTGTTTAGCGGCTGTGGTGGCTTTGGTCTTGGTGCAGAGTTGGCTGGATTCCATACCCATACAGCAGTAGATATTGATAGTACATTACAATCTGCATATAAATTAAATTTCCCAGCCACCAACACCATTACCAAAGATATTACTACTTTCGATAAAGAAACATGGACAAAGTTACTTGAAGGACAAAAAATTGATGGTGTTATAGGTGGTCCCCCATGCCAAGGCTTTAGTCGAATGGGTCTAGGTGATGAAAATGACCCACGACGCGAATTATTATCAGCCTTTTTTCATCAAGTTAATTTAATAGATCCAAGTTTCTTCATCATGGAAAATGTTGAGGGCTTAATGGATGCTAAAAACTTACCACAACTTAAAAAAGCATTAGCATTAGCAGATAGCAAGTATACAATTTTAGATCCGATCATTGTCGATGCGTCAACTTGTGGTGTACCCACCAAAAGAAAGAGGGTAATTGTTATAGGGTATGACAAAAATAGAGTCCAATCACTAGATAAAGATGATTTTTTCTTTACTTGTTCTCCTGTAACTGTTAGAGATGCCATTTATGACTTGCCTAACCCAATCACTCAAAGCAAAGATGTTAATGACTTTGGTTTCGCTAAGTATAAAAAAAATGAAAATCTATCTGAATATGCTTTAGCAATGCGTCAACCTGCTCCAAAAGGGCTAGGTTTACCATTTGCTATAGAAAAGCACTCCAATAATCAAGTATCAGGTTTCTTTGATACCGTCCACACAGCCGAAGTCGAGCAACGCTATAAAGATACACCCCAAGGCAAAACTGACCGGGTAAGTCGCTCAAAAAAATTGGCTTGGGATGGATTTGCTCCAACCTTGCGAGCAGGCACAGGTTCGGATAAAGGTAGCCACCAAGCTGTCCGGCCTTTACACCCAGAACAAGGGCGAGTGATCACTGTAAGAGAAGCAGCCCGATTACAAGGCTTTCCTGATTGGTTTATTTTCCACCCAACTAAATGGCACAGCTTTAGGATGATTGGAAACAGCGTGTCTCCAATTGTTTCACAAAAGATATTAACAGTAATTTATAATCGCTTAATAAGGACATCCTAGCATGGCAACGAAGACCGTCATCAATACAGGCATTCAAAAAGGATATTTAGAAAATTCTCTTACCCAAGATATCAGCTCTTTAGAAGCAATCTATGATTTGATCGATAATTCTATTGATGCTGCTAGAAGGGATATTTTTAAAAGTAAAATAGCGCTTCTTGATGAATACGGTATGCCATCCGACTATACAGGCTTTCAAATAGATATTACTGTTAATGAAAAGGAAATTAAGATAAAGGATAACTGCTCAGGATTTTCAGCAAGGGATCTAGAGACTAGAGCATTTTTTATCGGTAGTCCCTCAAGTCACGATTATGGGATTGGACAGTACGGTATTGGGCTTAAAAGAGCGCTACTAAAAATGGGCGATGAATATACTTTTTTGACCGATAATGGTACTGAAAGAATCAGTGCACACCTCACTAACAATGACCTAACTTCAGAAAATACTATCACCCCAAAAATAGAGCCAAGTGAAGGTGACACTAAATCCTACTTTGCTATTACTAAGCTAAAAGATGCTATCTTGCCTGATATTACAGCTGAAATATGGTATGAAAATGCTTATCGCGGTATTCAGCAACGCTATACCATTTATCTCGAAAAAGGATTGGTAATTAACATCAAGTATCAAGATAATTCTAAAGTTTCAGTTAAGCATAAATTTGTCGCTATTCGAGAAGATGAGGGCTTTAAACCACTAAAATTTGGCTACTATGTAGAAGATGGTGTATATATTGATATTGTAGCAGGTGTTCATGCAGATTACCGGTTTAGTGATGAACAAAGCTATTCGCTAGCTAGTAATAGAGCACTAACAGATGATTTTGGTATTTACATTGTCTGTAATGACCGTGTAATCGTCAGCAGTAGCACAGAGAAACAATATGGTTGGGCTACCAGATGGCACTCTGAGTACAATGGATTTGTCTGTATTGTCAGATTTATCTCATCAGATCCAACATTACTACCTATTAATACGGCTAAAACAGCAGTTACGACCGATGCTCACTTATTCCTCAAGGTTGCCGAAAAAATCCAACCAATTGCCGATGATTATCGCAGAAAAGTCAGCCCAAAACGTCGAAAAAACAATCCGCATATTACATTTGGTGATCAACTTGACTTTCTAGATGAAAATGAACCATTTAATCATCCAGGTATCAACACTAGAAAACCCAATACTAAATCAGTAATTATTCAAAAGACAGCAACTAGTCGAAAAACATCCAGTCAAAAACCCCAAGTAGTGGCAAAACCAAAAGTCGCTAATAAAAAAATCAAAACTTTACCAAAGAACTCAAAACTTGTTAATGCTATTAACAAACTAAACAATAGAAAACTTAGTCAATTCTACGAGTCAATGTGTAATCTATCGGTCGACAAATACCCGTCTATACTTGCGGTTACTCTTTCAGTATTTTATGAATCACTTAGTAGAATCCTTGGAAACAACAATCCCAATGCTGATATTGGTGGATATTTTAATCATAACACTATAAAGGCGCGAGTTACTGGAATATACTCTAGTGAACAAATTAAAGAATTTCAGTCAAGTATCAAATATATTCAGGAAGAAGCGAATCTGATTAAGCATAATAAAAATTATCGCATGGAAACTGCCATTAATCTCGTACCTCGTGTAGAATTACTAGAGAATATCACTATTGATATGATAGAAACCCATATCCAAAATACTTCCGTTACATCGTCTTAACAATCTTATCTAATCACAACCCACCCCGGTGGGGTTTTTATTGCCTTCCCTACTCCCAAAAATCAAAAACCCTGCATATTCGCAGGGCTTTTATTAAGTAACTAATAATTTTATGCCAAAGAAAGCACAGGGGTTTTGCCTAAAGCCTTAAACGCATCGACTAGGGTATCAATTTTTGTCGCATGTTCTAAGTTAACAATACGGGTTACTTGCTGTGGTTTAATTCCCATACGTTGGGCTAAATCGACTTGGCTGACATGCTGATTTAACATCTCATTAAGCAGTAATACTTTAGACCAAACACTTAATGGTAAACTAACCATAACTTCACCATCTAACGCTTGGGTTGGCATTGGTACTGGACGGTTATCTTCAAAATAAAAATCCATCGCAGTTGCCAAAGCATCTTGCGCCATCTCAAGTGCTTCTTCATAGCTATCGCCTTGGGTTAAGGCTTCAGGAATATCACGAAAAGTTACAATATATCCGCCATCTTCCTGCAAAAAAGTTGCTGGATATTGCATAGGGTTCTCCTTTAATTCATCGACTAGGCACGATGAGCGACCTGGTGGTCTGAAATCCTAGTAAGAGTGCTCTCAAACGCTGATTAATAATTAGGCTTATTGGGGGACTTACCCCCAACTCGTTTACTGTATGCCCAATTGTTTTTTGATTGCCTTGACCAAACCTTCTTTTATCTCGGTATGTCTTGGAATCGTACTTTGCTTACCGTTTAAAGATACCTTGGTATGTTTACCACCTTCTTTAAACGTCGCACCTAAAGACTCTAGGTAGCGAATTAAGTCATTGCGTTTGATAACCACCTCTCTGTGCTGTTTAATTAAGTATATTATAAACGTTTTTGTTTATAATGTAAACATAAATGTTTATCCCATACTTAAAAAAACATCAAGCTCAAGGTTAGCCAATCCTTTTTACAATTCCTTACAAATATTTGACCCGCTTAAATGCGGGTTTTTTATTGCTTAAAGTTAACCAGTTATATTTAGTTTACAAAATAAGTAAATCATAATTAACTTTTTCATTGACAGAATAGTAAACCGAAAGTAAACTATGATTAACTTAACACGATAAGCCGATTATCGCGAAATTCAATCAAAACTTAGGAACCTGTCAAGCCGTGCAGAGAACGGCAACCAAATTTTATACAAAAAAAAGCCCTGCAACTTTGGACGGTGACAGGGCTTTACTCAGAAAGGAGCAATCAAATTATGGCACAACTAGACTTTTTAAAGCAAGCACTTCGCTTGGACAGCGAATGCGACCACGAAATTGAAATCAGCAGCAGCCAAGCAAAAGGCGTTGTTTATCTAGCAATCGGCGATAACGGCGCATGGATTGGTTTTAACTTTAGCGCCGAGGTTGAGCATCCCTACGAGTCAATCTGCCGTGGTCACTGGCACAGCCGCGTTTATGATTACGGCAAAGTTGAAAGCGTGTCAGCACTCAAAGTCACTTATGCAGATAGCTATGACTGCGACAGCATCAACTACATGTCGCGTATCGACGAAATCAAATCAATCATCACGCGCTTTATCGAAAGCGCAGAGATTGAGACTGACCATTATGACGCAGCTTAAGGAGCCAACGATGAAACTATTTGAAATCACTTGGGTGAGCAATGCTTGCCCTATCCCGATGACCGAATTAGTCGAAGGCGCTACCAAAATGGAAGCCCGTGGACACATCGTCAGACGTGAAGTTAACCGCGGCGCTCCACGGTTTTTAGAAGTGCTGCAAATGAGTGAAGCCGATGCCGACCAAAAAGGCTATCAGCTTTATCCAGTCGCGGGGTGAGCATGAAAATCAACCCCCTTAAAGCATGGCTGTCAGTGTTAAAACTGGTGGTCATCGTTATTGCTTTAATCTTCGTGATTATCGCTGTTTATTCAATTCCAAGTAGATTAGACGCACAGGCTAAAGCCGAAGCCGATAATATCGAAAACCACAAGGCTGAGCTAAAAGCCGAGCAAAATAAGGATTAAGCCATGACCAACTTAGCAATCCAAAATACTGCCAAGCAAGCCTTGGCAATCCCCACCAAAGACCTAAGCCGTGAAGATTGGCTACGCTTACGCCAAAGTGGCATCGGTGGCAGCGATATCTCAGCCATCATGGGCTTTAACCCCTACAAAACCGCGTATGACCTATACCACGACAAAATCAATGACGTGGTGGCAGATGCTCAAAGCGACGCGGCTTATTGGGGCACAATCCTTGAGGACGTGGTAGCCAAAGAATACGCCCTGCGTAATGACTGTAAAGTGCAAAAGGTCAATTACATGATCCGTCATCCTGAGTTTGATTTTGCCCTAGCCAACACTGACCGCGCTGTTATCAATCCAGCCATTAGCGGCAACGTGCGACTCAAAGACGGCAAGTTGACCACCAACAAGTTGCTTGAAGTCAAAACCGCATCTGAGTACATGAAAAATGTATGGGGTGATGAAGCATCGGACCAAGTGCCAGATAACTATAACTTGCAGTGTCAATGGTACATGGGCATTACAGGCGTCGATGAATGCGACCTTGCCTTGCTACTTGGGGGCAACAAATACCGCCAGTACAACATCAAATTCGATGCCGAATTGTTTGAAATCATGATTGATGAAGCTCAAAACTTCTGGGTCAATCATGTATTAGCAAGAGTTGAGCCAACACCCACCACTCTAGCCAATGCCAAGCAAAAATATGCAACGTCAACTCCAGATAGCACGCTTGATTTAGCGTTTAACGATTATGACAACATCGCCATCATTGACCGCTATGTTGAGCTAAAGGACCAAGAAAAGCTTGTCAAATCCGCCCTTGAGTTAGCTCAAGTCGAGTTAATCAACCTGATTGGATTTAACGAATCCTTGGCGGTCGATGGCGAACTTGTTGCGACCTACAAGGCAAGCAAAGGGCGTGAAACCTTTGACAAAAAAGGCTGTCTTAAAACCTATCCAGAACTGGCAGAGCAATTTGCCAAATTTACCAAGACTGGCGAAGTCAGTCGCACATTGAGGATTAAATGATGAGTTTATTAGATAGAAAGCTACCCCTTAATGAACAGCGTGAAGTTTTAGGTCAGCTATTGGCATTTCAAGTTAGTGATGAAGGCGTAATTCTTGACCAAGATGGCGATGAACTTTATGGGCAGTCAACCAAACATGACCTAACTAACCTTCGTGGAATAATCGAGTACATCGAAAACGAATCATTTAGCGAAGGTTATAACCGTTGCCGACGTGATATTAACCAAATCTTGAACAACCCAATGTAATAAGGAATTACCATGAACGATTTAACCACCCCAAGCCCAATCACCGCACCAGCCACAGCAGACGCATTTAGCCCAATGCAAATCGCGCTTGATGACACCCTGTTCGGTCAATGCCATCGACTGGCGCAAATCATGGCAAGCGGCGCTTGCACCGTGCCCAAGCATTTACAGGGCAATGTTGGCGACTGTTTCGCTATCGTCGGTCAAGCATTGCGCTGGGGGTTTGACCCTTATGCAGTGGCGCAAAAAACCCATCTTGTGAATGGCGTATTGGGATATGAAGCGCAGCTAATTATCGCTGTCATCAATGGCAAAGCCCCTATCGTTGGTCGCTTGAAGTTTGAATACTACGGCGACTGGTCAAAAGTCAAAACTAAGACTGATAGCCCTGCGGATGTAGGCGTCAAGGTATCAGCGACCATGCGCGGTGATGACGAGCCAACCGTCCTTGACCTGTCAATGGCTCAAGTTGGCACGGTGCGTAACTCACCACTTTGGACTGCTGACCCACGCCAGCAACTTGCCTACCTTGCTGCGAAGCGTTGGGCGCGTCTCTACTGCCCGGATGTTGTCTTAGGCTTATATAGCGAAGATGAACTGCAAGACCGCAACGCACAGCCTAAAGACGTGACCCCTACGCCAACCAAAAACGGCGGCACCGCATCAATCAAAGACCGTATCAAAGCTAAAAAGGCTGAGCCAGTGATGGAAGCGCAAGCGGCTGAATGCTTTGACATTGATCCAAAGGTCAAAGAAATCCAATCAGCCACCACGCTTGATGAATTGATGGTGCTAGGGAAAGACATTGCCCAAATCAAAGCCACTGAGAACCTATGTGGTGATGACTTGTCAATCTTGCAAAACACTTGGGCTGAGCAACGCGCATCTATCATCTACAACGAGCTGCTAAATGACATCAATCAGTCAACGGCAGATGATGCCCAAGAAATGCGCCAGCGTATTTATGGTGCCAAAGACAAGCTAGGTGATGAACGCGTGCAAGAGCTCAACGAAATCCTTGAGACCGTTATCAACCAAGCCACTGAATAACTAAAAACGTGCCACTGGCAACGGTGGCACTGGAGATAACCATGACAACCAAACTTACCCCACAACAAAAGAAAACCATCCGCAAAGTCACTGAAGCCTTAAAAGACAGCATGATTAGTATGACAATCGACGATCTAGTCAATGCCACTGGCTCATCCCCCACTGTCATCAAAAATACATTGGCAAAGATTGAAGGCGTCAAACAAGACGAAAACGGCTATTACTTGCCACGTGATGACCACGAATTAAATGCGGTAGCCGTTAATATCCAAGAAGCGCCTGTAAATATGCAAGATGGGGAGCTTAATACCCAAGCTCCCCATGTTAGCTACCCTGATAACAACGGAGCTACCCTAATTAATCCAAGTGCTGAAGTCACTAATCCAAGTGCCAAGGTCGTTAATCCCAGTGATATCGATACGGATACCGACCATGACGCCATAATTAATGAAGGTGTCAAACAAATAAGCATCTTGGAAGAAGCCAAAGACGCACCGTACGAAAAATTAATCATGCCCAAAAAACCACGCAATAAGCCTTTTACGCCCAATCCTATCATGGGTACCAAGTGCAAAAAGGCAAAGCCAAAATCTTTTTAGACCGACGAGCGACAAGTAAAACCCTTACCCTCTCGCTTGATGACCTAAAAGAATTGGTCAATGCGGTTGAAAAATCGGAGCGTGTGGCGTGAACAAAAGAACTGCCAAACGCATTCGCCAAAACAACCACCGACTCTATCATGAGTCGGTGAAGTGTGAAATAAAGTTTAAAGAGGCAGTCAAAGCGCTGCCTATGCCACCCATTTTAATGGGTAAAAGGATAAGGAGAAAGCCGTGAGCAATAAACCAACCAAGGCCGAAATCCTAGCTAACATTGCATGGATTTATAACGGCAATCACTACGAGAACCGTGAGGATATAGGAATAGCGATTGACGGTTATTTCACTACTCACAACATGCTTGGCGAAGTCATTGAGCCAATTGACTATCATCGCAATGTTGAAATCGATTTTTGGCGAGCAAAAGATAGTTTCACCAAACAGTTTGAAAAGAACCCTGGTCAGTTTTGGAAAAAGTATTTTTATGAGTATGAAGCAAGTGGTATCAAATCAGCATTTGACTCAACAAGCTATAAAACAAGTGTCTTTCGTGGAACTTACAGCACGTTTGGTATGTTCAAGAAGATACTAGACTTAGGCTTTGAACCTTACGATATCTATAGTGAAACTTGCCGCATAGAGAACCACCAAAGTTCATATTGTCGGAACCCACGCCAACACTATATCGGTATGCTCAAACATTGCAAAACAGGTCAATTTGTTGGCTGTGCGGTACCGGCATATATGTTTTTAAATGAACTGTATGAGAAATACTATTTTCATTTGAAGGCGGAGCCGCAAGGATTTGTAGGCAGTGATTCCCAATTTGGCTTTCAATCAGCTTTGGATGTGAACGGTATTAGCTATGCGCCCGCCGTTGAAGCTAAGCCCATGGCCATCAAGCAAAAAAAGACTATTGAAGAAAATCAACCTGACTTATTTGGAGAACTGGCATGATACCACGTAAGAAATGGGCAACTTACACCGCCCACGAAAAAGAACTGATGAAAACAGCCGTCACTCATGCCAGTCCAGACGAGTATTTCACACCTGAGTATGCCGCCGCTTTTATTGGCGTATCGCCTCGCACACTGCAAAGTTGGCGCGACAACGACAGCGACAAGCTGGAATACTCTAAACCATGCCGGAGCGTCGTACTCTACCAAGCGAGAGTCTTACATGGATTCTTACAGCGCATGACTTACAAATGTACTGCCAACTATCGTAAAGCCAGCTAA